GTGCTTCTCGCATGGGGTTGACTTCTCCCAAATGTTCTGAGCGATCTTTGCCGCCTTCGTTTGCTTGTTCGCCAGCTCGACCTTTGCCTCCTCCTGCAGCCGCCTGATCTCTTCTTTCTGGTCTTCGGTCATCTCGTAACGAGCGCCGTTGTTGGGTCGCCACTGCGCCGTTGGGTTGACGTGATCGAGCCGGTAATCACCGCATCTTCCGTAGGGTACTGACTGGTTTAACCATAGCTGATACCAGCCTGTTAGCTTGCGCTTGCCGTCAACCTCCATGTATGCGCGACCGACTGAGCCATCACTGACCAACCCTTTTTTGGGGTCGATTGTCATGCCGTTGCTGAGGAGAAAGTTTTCAAATTCTGATCGAGCATCAGCCGTGAACGGCATACTCTGGTTTTTACTGGGTCGGGATACGTTTATTGCCATGGGTCTTTTTCCGCTTGCTTTTCAATTAGAGCTGTGTACCATAGTGCAAACATTTACACAACACAAGGGAAAGCAACATGGGATTGATAGCAAGTAGTAGTGGTGGTGGTGAATTCGAGGCGGTGCCAATCGGCACGCATCGAGCAATTTGTTACAAGCTGGCGGACGCCGGGACAAGGGATGAGAGGTTTAAAGACGAAGATGCCAAAAAGCGGCGTTCGATTTTTGTTTTTTTTGAACTGCCAGATCTTCGTACCCAGAAGGACCAACCGTTCAGCATCTTCAAACAGTATACATTATCTTTGAACGAGAACTCTGCGCTGCACAAAGACTTGAAGTCTTGGCGTGGTAAAAGCTTTACCGAAGCAGAGTTGAAGTCATTCGACATGGCCAACATCCTTGGCGTGAACTGCGACCTTGAGGTTACACACACTGACGGTGGTCGAGCCAAGATTGTTTCAATCTTTAAACCAGATGGCGGCGCGAAGAAAGTTGCAACAATTAACGATCAAGTCATATTCGACCTTGAGGATTACTGCAAAGAATTTTCTGGCGAGTCGTGCGACGAGAGCAAGAACGCCTGTGATATTTTTGCGGACCTGCCAGCGTTTCTGTGCGAGATGATTGAAGGTTCTTATGAGTTGGCGGCAGCTTACTCTAAAGGTCGAAAGGCTGAGGCGGGTGAGAGCAAAGGCGGTTTGGCCGCGATGTCTGCAGCAAAGAAGACGGTCACAGTCGAAGATTTTGAAGACGACGATATCCCGTTTTAATGGACGCTCGCAGAATGCTTGCCCGGCTTGAAAGGGCTTTAATCGAGCAGAAGGTGTCGGTCACTGAATTTTTGTATCAGCACAATTTAGCGCCGTCCACTTTCTATAAAATTAAAAAAACCAAAGAGTGTTCGTCTAAGCAGAACAAGCTTTATCTGAGCGCCCTGAAAAAGTTTGAACCAAGCTTATCTGAAACCATCACCGTGACGGTTGAAGATGTCGTCAACTCACCGAGCCATTACAAGGTCGGTGGTGTCGAGTGCATCGACGTGATGGTTCAGCTTTACGGTTTGAAGCGTGTTCAGGAATACGCTGAGATTGCAGCATTTAAATACGCATGGCGTGAGGGGAGGAAGGGTGATAGCAAAACTGATAAGAGAAAAAAAAATATGGTACACACGTTTTGCGATGGGCGACGACCCTCGCGGGTCTTCGGATGTTTAAGGAGATGAGTCTTTCACGCTTCACCGGCTGGGCCGTTGTCACCGCTTTTGCGAGTGGCATCGTGCTTGGCGTAATGATGTTTTAGGAGAGTGTATGCCAGATTTTAAACCGGGGATCTACGAGGATCTCGATTACCCAGCCTATGCGGCAATCACGGTTGACGGCCAGAGAGCGTGGCGGTCGCACGACCTCACCTCTCTGATCAAGTGCCCTTTCACTTGGAAAAATGCCAAGCCGTTTAACGAATCACCGGCCCTCCTTGAAGGCCGTGTTCAGCACACGGTTTTTTTGGAGCATCACAAATTCGATGATGAGTTTGCGATTGATCCCGGTTTTGACAAGCGCACTAAAGCAGGCAAAGAAGGTTATCAGGATTGGCTTTCTGGCTTGGATGGTCGCACACCTTGCAAGCAAGATCTCTATGATATCTGCATGGAGCGGCGTGAAGTTTTATCAGACTTCATACCGAAGCCAGAGCACAAGGTTGAGCTGACTTTGGTTTTTGAATTTTGCGGCCAGCCCTGCAAGGGCAAACTTGATTGGTATACAGGGACCGACATCTGGGACTTGAAGACCTGCCGTGATGCCTCACCGCGTGGCTTTAAAAACGCCGTGAACTCGTTCAGGTATTACCAGCAGGCAGCGTTTTATATGGCTGCTGCTGAATACCTTGACATACCATGCGACAAGTTTTATTTCTTAGCGCAAGAGAAGGCGCACCCTTACCCGTTTGGCGTTTACACGTTGACCGAGGAGGCTGTGCAGTATGGTCATGCCAAGAACCAGCAGGCGCTTGAGATTGGCTTGAGGTGTGAGCGGACGGGCGACTACCGACCTTTTGATAACGGCTTGATCACGGAGTTTAATCTCAGTGATCTCTGGTAAGGATTTGGAGCGGGAGCAGAAGTGGGCGGACGCTAAAAAGTATTACGCTGCCCGATCTGCTTGGAAGCGCAGGCACCAGTTGGTCGAGGGTAAAGGTTACACTTGGGGTCAGTGGTTCCAGCGCATGTTTGGTGAGAAGCTGACTGACTATGCTGCTCGAAAGGCCAAAGAAAAATCAGAGGCTCTTTAGCTCCTCGCTGGCCAGCTTCCCGGTTTCCCGATTGAACTTCATCGCAAGATAGTCATGGATTCTGCTCAGCTCGTAAGCTCGCAAATCCTCGTCCGTCTCATCAACGATGCGGTCAAGCATCTTCAGAACTCGCAAGGTGGGGATGTTTGATTGTCTTTCCATGTCGTAATCCTAATTTAAAATGCAGGCAAAAAAAAGCGGCCTAAGCCGCTTCTTCTAACAATTCGGTGAGAACACTAAGCACTTCACAAAGCTTCACCGTTTGCTTGTCGCTGATGTTCTTACCCTCGAATCTCGCTTTATTAATTTTCTCAGCCAGAGCGTGGGCTGAGTCGGCCAAGACCTGCGCCCTGCGAGATTCTTTATGCGAAGGCTTAATTGCGCTTGAGATAAACTTACAATCAGCAAGATCTTCAAGATCTGCCGTCTCGCAGTTGATCTGAATGATCGTCCCGTTCATCCCTGCAAAAGCAACCCCTGAACTAAGGCAGTGTCTGTTCAGGCTTCCAAAAAATACGTCAAGCCGTGGCGCAACCATGTTGATCAGGTCGCAGATGTCCTCGTTGGTGAGGTCGTTGGCAATCGCCATAATTTTTTCTTGATCCATTTTTTTATCCTCCAATCCTTTCAAACTTTTCAATGATCTGTCGGGCCTGTCCGATTGACAAACGTCGGTCCGTTTCGGTGTGCTTCAAAACTTTGGCTGGTGCAAAAGTTTGACCCATCGGTGATTGCTTCCATCGTGCGGGTTTAACGTTTTTAAGTGGTGCGATTGGCGCACCGCAGGCTGCTGCTCTTTCTAAAAGTTTCTTGCTCATCTCTCTCCTCCCGGCGGCTTACGCCGCCTTCCTTGTTGCTGTTAATGTTGCCTCTTTGTACCAACCTGTGACCCGTGGCTTCCAGCCATCAACCTTGAGTTCTTCGGCTCTAGCATACGCCTTGCGAATGTCCGTGAATCTTTCGTGGATTCGCTCAACCTTTTCTTCTTTAGGTGCGGGATAAAGATCTTGGCCTTGACGCTTCTCAATCAACTTGCGAAGAGAGGCAACGTGATCGGTCATTGCTTGATACTGGAGGTTGTTTTTGCGAGCAGATCGAAACTCTTCGTCGTAGTGGTCGAGGCCGTTTAGGTCGATCAACTTCATACCAGCAAGCTGGCCTTGAATGGAGTTGATGATTTGAGTTGTTAGCTTGTGGCTCTTCTCAATCGGAAGCTCCTGCGATCCCGGACACTCGCCCTGAAACATTCCCCAATCGACAGTGTAGCCATGTTTAGCAATCATGCCCGTCTTGTTGTTAACCGCCTGCACTGAACCGCATACTTGGCAGGTTCCTCTGTGTGTGTGTCTTGCCATCTTCTTTCTCCTTAATTAATTTTTTAACCTCAACCTCAAGACCAAGATTACACTCTTCCGTGTCGTTGTACAA